AACCCCTTCGACTTCTGGCAAGGAGCAGACTTCAAAGTGAAGATCCGCAAGGTGGATGGATACTGGAACTATGATAAGTCTGAGTTCTCTCGTCCTGGTACTCTTGGCAACTTCAGTGATGATGAACTGGAAGCAATCTGGAAGAAGGAATACTCTCTGACTGAGTTTACTGATGAGAAAAACTTCAAGACCTTTGAGGAACTTGAAGCACGTCTGAATCAGGTTCTTAACAGCAAAGCACCTGCTCGTCGTACTGTTGATCGTGAAACTGAAGAGGATGAAATTGTGTCCGCACCTTCTACTCCTTCTAGTTGGAGCGAGGAAGTTAGTTCCTTCCGTTCTACTGTGAGTGCAGCACCTTCACTTCCTAACTTCAATAGTGAAGATGAGGATGATGACCTGAGCTACTTTGCTCGCCTTGCTGAAGAGGATTGAAAATCAAAATTGACCTTTAAAAACCAAAGGGGCGTTTCTAAAACGCCCCATTTTTTTGTTAAAAAAAGAATGTTAAGTTTTGTTACAATTTAATTATTAAAACCAATTGAAAAATATTTAAAGGTGTAAAAATCATCATCTCCAGAATTTTTTCTATCTGCTCCCAAACCTTCATTATCAATACTAGGTTCATATTGCAGTGCAGATACCAATTCATTTTGTATAGCGAATATTTGATCTGGGAATGGTAAATATATTTCTCTTTTATCTTCGTTTAGTTGTTGTTCGTATTCATAGTAACTAACACTTCTTACTAATTCGTCTCCAGATAAAATATTTGGACCTAATTGTTTTGTATAATCTTCATAAACTATAGTTCCCGCATTAACAACAATATTTCCATTAAGATCTTTAATCTCTTTTGTTTCCCAGTGATGAATTCTTTGTTCACCGTTTACACCATATTTGGTGCGGATCATTATCTCAAATTCTCTTTGAGATAATGGCCACTGAGTATAGACATTTGTTATATCATTCATTAATAAAATAATCCACTCATAATCTGGAGTTTTATAAAAATTATATGATATGTTATATGGTTTTTCGTCACCTTGAATAGTATATTTTTCAAAATATGTTAGATTACGGAGAGCTTCAGTGCGAACCTTTACTTTCCTAAAAATATTTTTAACCTCTACATAATTTTTTAGGGAGCTATTACCGTCTGGAACTCCTACTCTAATTGAAGGTAAGTATGAAAAATAGTTTGCCATTTTTAGTAACCTGCTGCAACATCTTCTTGAGTAACTAGAGAAATTTCCTTTAATGATAATTGTAATTCAATTGCTGGAACATAACCATCATTTGTATTTACATATGCACCATCTGGAGTGTAATTTACTTGCAATCCATCAATTATACAATCTTTCATTTTGAATAAACCTGTCACTTGTTTTGCTGCTCCAACATCACCCAATTTACCACCAGGACTGTATATTCTTAAGAATTCCACAGAAACTCTGTATGGTACATTTAAATATCTATTTTTTATTTCTGAGAAAGCTGGAGTTAATTTATCTGCAACTGCCTCTTTTCCATCAGATTCTTTGGCAGCAGCTGCTTTTGCTTTAGCATTTTCTGCAATTTTTGCAATATCACCCATTCCATCATTATAAGATGGTAGCATAATTGCTTTGAATACTTTTAATATTCCATCAATTTCTGCAGCTTCTGCTTTATTTCTAGCGACTAATTTCCAGTTGAAGTTGTGTGCTCTAAAAACTATACCATTAAAGACTTGTTCTTCATATGGATTGAAAACTCTTCCTTGAGTTACAGCAGCCAAATCACTACCAGAAACATCTCCACCAGTTCCAATAAATTGACTAAATTGATTTGTTGCAGATGCCACGGCTCCAAATCCTGCTTCTGGTGTTGCTCCAGCAGCCATGTTTTGTAGTGATTTTGCAACTTCTTCTGCTGAACCACTACCTCCTAACATTCCTGCAGCAGCAACTCCAGCCACACCAAATTTTGTGCTATTGTAATTTGCTGAATATGCAACAGCAATATTTGATGGTAAGTATAGATAAATTGCTGGACCTAATTCTTTTTCTGCCTTTTGTGCTTTTCCTCCTCCCTTAGAATCTTCTTTAAATGACTCTAATATTGCTTTTCCGCTGTAAATTGGTCTATAAGATTGAAATCTAATATAGTCAACCCATGGGGTTAATCCTTCTCCACCTTTATTAAAACTAGCACCTAAACCAGATAGTCCAGAATCACCAACTGGAGATAAATCTGGATATCTAAATGCTGATTTTGCGAAAGTGGTTTTTCCTACTTCTGCCATGGTTAAACTTTAAGTTCGGTTTCTGTTAAAATAATAAATTCCCACAAATGATCTTTGCAAAATTGATCAGCAGCTTTCCACTTTGCTTGGTTTACTGAGTATGTAATCACTTCATTTACGTATTGTTTTGTAACCCTTTTTTGTGTTTTGGGTTCTTTTGTTTGGTATTTTGGTTTTACCTCAACCAAATATTTTTTTATTTTATTGTTTCTATCCTTAACTTTGATATAAAAATCAGGATAGTAACGATGAATTTTTCCGTCAACTGGAGAAATATACGGGATATATAATTCTTCACTACCCCATTCTAAGATGCTATCTTTAGAATCACAATATTTCATAAATTTCAATTCCCAGGATGATCTGTAAATAATATTATTCACATCACCTTTATACTTATGTTTGTTCGTTGGGGAATAACGACCAGAATAAGCCATAAATAATTTAGGACTAATAAATCTATTTATAGAGATACTGGGATGGCATTTAAAGCAACGGAAGGATCTGGAGCAAATAGTTTTCAAGGATTTAGGGCTTTTGTAAGTAGAAATCCTCCATCTTACAATAATCTCTATTGGGTTAGATTTAGAAATAGACCTAAAGTTTTATATGATCCATATTTTGCAGATTTCTTTTCTGGAAATAATTCTGACAGCGAAGGATTTAAATTTGGCGGTCCAGGATCTGATAATTCTAGACTATTAACTTACTATGCAAATGATGTTACTATTCCTAGTAGGCAGTTGACAACAGGAGAAGTTAGATCTGTTGGTAGTTTATGGAGATATCCAACAGGAACTACTTTTAGTGAAATTAGCATAAATTTCACTGTCGGTAGGGATTTAAAAACTAGAATGTTTTTTGAAAGGTGGATGAATTATATTACTGAGGATTCTGGTAATCGTGTTTCTTGGTATGCAGATTCTGTCTGCAATTTTCTTGATATATTTAAATATGAACGAGGTGGATTGAATCCAACTAGCTCGGATGGAAGTCTTACTGTTGCAAGTGCTAAATCTGATAGAAGAAGTACAGTTAAATTTAATAAAGTTTCTGGAGTTTGGTGCTTAAGTAATGTATTTCCTTTTAATATTAGTAATGTTCAATTAAATAATGGTCCTGCACAATCTATGTCTATGGAAGTTTCTTTTTATTATGAACGTTATCGTTTTTATCAACCAACTAATAGTGGTATTCCAAATATTATTGATTCCATGACCCCAACAGCAGCTGCTGCTTCAGCAACTGCAATAGCAACCATTCCAGGTGCAATAACAGTAGATGGTACTACAACAACTGCAACTGCAGTTGTAAGTGGAGATGGAAGAGGTAAGGTTAAGTAAAGTCGCTAAATAATTTTATGATATTATTACTTTGGAGTAGTTATGCCTTTACCTAAATTAGTGGTTCCTGAATATGAATTGGAATTACCTTCAACAAAAGAACCTGTCAAGTACCGCCCTTTTCTAGTTAAGGAGGAGAAACTTCTTCTCACTGCTATGCAACTTGGCGAAGAAAAGGATATGATGAATGCAGTTAAAACCATCATTAAGAACTGCACCAATTTAAAATCAAGAGTAGATTCTCTTGCTACCTTTGATATTGAGTATCTCTTTTTAAAGATTCGCTCTAAATCAGTTGGAGAAGTATCTAAAATTATGGTAACTTGTCCAGATGATGATGAGACTCAAGTTGAAGTTGAAATTGATCTTGAATCAATTGATGTTACTTGGCCTGCAGGTCATTCAACTAAGATTGAATTGACTGATGATGTTGGTTTGATTATGAAGTATCCTTCACTTGATACTTTTGTAAAGTTAAATTTTGTTGGAGAAGATATTACAGTAGATAATATTTTTGAATTGTCTGTAAGTTGTATTGATCAAATTTATGAAGGTGATGAAATTCATGAAGTAAAATCTTATACCAAGAAAGAACTTCTAGAATTCTTAGAGTCGATGAAGAGTGATCAATTTATGAAACTGCAAAATTTCTTTGCAGAAATGCCAAAACTAGAACATGATATTGAAGTTGAAAATCCTAAGACTGGTGTTAAAAGCACTGTGAAACTAGAGGGGTTAGGAGCTTTTTTCGCATAGCCCTACTCCATGCGACCTTAGAGAGTCACTTGGAAACTAATTTTGCTCTAATGCATTATCATAAATGGTCTTATTCCGACCTTGAAAATATGGTTCCATGGGAAAAAGATTATTATGTTAATAAGTTACTTGGTCATCTTGAAGATCAAAAACAAAAGTATGAAGAACAGAAGAAGCAAGCACAGGGTAGGCAAAGTCTCTAATGGCATTTACCAGCACGATTAAACCATATAAGTTTGTTAATCCATCGTCTATATCTTCAGGAGGCGGTGGAGCAACACTTATCGTGGGTGGAAAGAAAATTGCTGGAGGAGCATCTCCACAAGTAAAATCTGCCCGCGTTACTATGCTGGCAATCAATAGAATTGGTATGGCGATGGAGGGTCTTGGTAAGACTCAACAACAGATTCGTGATATTATTGTATATGAAAATAAGTATCTAGCACAGTCAGCAGCATTTAAGAAAAAAAGAGAAGGATATAGAAGAGATCAAAAATCTGAACAACAGTCCGAATCTTTTGGTAAGAAGGAACAAGAGAGCGTAGCAAAAGAAGTTCAGAAAAAAGAAAAGAAAAAACTTGGATGGTTAGAAAAGATCTTTGGACCATTTGCAGGTATTATATCATTTGTCGGTAAATTTATAGTTACTCAAACTATTCTTAGATGGATGGGAGATCCTAAGAATGGTGATAAGTTAGTAGTATTTGTAAAATCAGTAAGTACAGTATTTAAATGGGTATTTAATATTGCATATAAATCTACTGATGCGGTTCTTACAGGATTTGCAAAAGTATTCGGAAGTAGTGATAAAAAAGGTTTAGATCGATTTGGTGAAGTTCTCACTGGATTGGGATCATTATTAATTGGTATTGCTGGATTTAAAGCACTTGGTTATTTGTTAAAACCTTGGACTTTAGTTCAAGATATCTTTGGATTATTAGATGCTCTTGATGCTGCTGAAGAAGCAAAAGATGCTGCTGGCGGATGTGATTGTGGTCCCGATTTTAATAATGTTAAGAATCTTAGAGGCGGTCTGTCTTCAACTAGACAGATGCAACAAGCACTTCTTCAAAATCCATTATTTAAAAATCAAAGATTAGGAAGAAATATTTTTAATACCAATAAATTGACTGGAATGGGGGCCGTTGCTACTCATGGTCTCGGTACGTCTAAACAGATGCAAACTGTTGGTGGTGATGCATTAAAAAATGTTCTTGGTAATCTTAATAGAACTGGCGAAGGTGCATCTAAGTTTTTAAAAAAAGGTGTTCTGAGTGGTTGGGTTTCTCCAGAACAAGCGATGAAAATTGCTGAAGGTGGTAAAGGTTGGGGTAAGCAACACATTAAGACATTTCTTGCTGCTACAGGTAATGTTGGCAGAAACATGTGGAATAAAACAAAAGATATAGCAGCATCAGCAAGAGAAGGATTGCAAAAAGCAGTTGCTAATCCAAAAGCATTTTATGAAAAGATTAAAGGATTAGTTTCAGAAACTATTGAAAGTAAAATTAAAGATAATTCTACGATTAAAAGTATATTTGATCTAGCAAAAAATCCAAAAGATATTCCCAAAATGGCTGGGAATATGGTAAAGGAATTTTTAAAGAAGAAAGAAATTCTTTCATTTAAAGATTATCTTGGAAAAGCTAAATCAAATTTTAAAGTCGGTGGATTGGATATTTTGATTGCTTCTATTGAGGCATTAATTAATTATGGATTGATGAAAAAACCTTTCTTCAATTCATTTATTCCTGCATTTGGTGGGATGCTTGGGTATAATGCTGGTTTTGCTTTAGGTGCTCCCTTTGGTGGTATTCCAGGATTTATTGCTGGAGCTGCAGGAGGTTGGGCTGGTTATGAGGGTGGTAAATTAATTGCAAGATTGTTAGGAAAAACTCCATTAGGAACTACTAAAGATCCTTTGATGCAAGATGGTAGAATGCTTGCTTCTGACGATCCTGCTCTTGCTAAAGGTGGTATTGTAACTAAACCTACTAGAGCACTTATTGGTGAAGGTGGAAAACCAGAAGCAGTCATACCATTAGATAAGTTAGGTAATAGTCAATTATCAGAACAAGTTGCAACTGTAGTTGGAGCAACAGAGTCTGCTTTGTCTAGAATGGGTGCTGCTGGGGAAATTGCGAGAGCTCTTATTAATCCAGAACTTCAAACTGCTATGGAAGAATTTGGGGTTACTCCAGTAAAGGGAATGGGAGGGGATACTTTAGGAAAGTCTGTAAATAAAGGTTCTGTTGCAGGTGGATTGCAAATTGATGCAGGTAATGATATTTCTATTCTTCTTGGTAATGATAAAGTTGTAATTACAGATAAAAAAGAACCAAGAAATAAACCAACAACTCTTAGAGGGCAACTTGCTAATGTTCTTAGTGCATTAATTTGGCTTAGTAAGAAAAATTTATCTGGCGGCGGGTCTGGAGGAAGTGGAGGATCTGGAGGAAGTGGAGGAACTACCACTGGTCCAAGTTCATTTGAAGCGACTGCATGGAAAGATGATCCTGAATTTGCAAATGCGGTAAATGCGGTTGCAAAACATTTTAATATTCGTGCAAATGATTTATTGGGACTTATGGCATCGGAGTCTGGATTGAGACCTAATGCTAGTAATGGAACTCATGTTGGACTAATTCAATTTAGTGCTTCTGCAGCTAGAGGTGCTGGCACTAGTCAACAGGCACTTCTTAAAATGACCAGAGCTCAACAAATGCCATATGTTCAGAAGTATCTTGAAAATGCTAAATTGCCAAAAGGAGCAACAGCAGGACATTTATATACTGCAGTATTCTTGCCTGCATTTGTTAATAAATCTGCAGATTTTGTTATTGCAACAAAAGACGGTAGCCTTCCTTCTGGATATCCAGAGTCTAGAAGTTGGTATAGTAGTAATAGTGGACTCGATATGAATAAGGATAGCAAGTTGACTATTGCTGAATTGGGAGAGAGAATTAATAAGAAAAAACGAGAATTTAAGATTCCTATGGCAAAGGGAGGTGAATTAATTCCCAGTCAATCTGCAATTGAAGATCGTAAGAAGAAAATGTTTAAGATCAGACAGTCAATTGGTCGCGCTGTTGGTGGATTCATTAAAGTTGAAGGTGATGGAAGCGGTTGGGCAGGAACTCTTACCATGCATGATAAGAGTGGTGCTAAAGTTGGAAAATCTTATAAAGCTAGATCTGGTCAAGAATCCAAGAAAGATGTTAGTCAAAAAGATAGACATCATACAAAGATGTCTCCACATCCAGATGGTACATATTCTTTATTAGGTGCTGATTATCATGGATATGTTATGCCTGGATTGGGTGATTGGTCAGTCTATATTGGCAATTCTAGTGGATCATTAGGAAGTAGAAGTGGATTGATGTTCCATAATGATATTGGAAATAATGGAACTGCTGGATGTATTGGTATAGATGTTGGCGGATCAGCAGGAACCCCAGCAGATAAAGAATTTTGGAAAAGATACCAGGAAATTAAACCATCCAAGATGTTAATTAATCTTCTTGGGAAAGGAGCAGGAAAAGTTGATAATCTTGAAGATCAGCAACAAACTGGAGAGCAGCAAACTGGAAGTGATACTACATCCGAACCACCAGAAACTTTAGAAAGTGTGTCTAAGAAACTTGCAGAAGCAATTTCTGGTTTAAATACTTCTCTTGGTTATGCTCCACCTTCGCCACCAGCACCATCTACTGCAGCAACACCAGTAAAACCAACTGCAAAACCAGCCGCAACTTCATCAGCATCCAATACTGGAAAAACTCTTGCAAATACTTCTGAACAAATTTCTAGATTAGAAGAGGCAGCTGCAAATACAAATCAACCTGCTCAGGTAGTGCCTTTACCAATAAATAGTGGTATGACGCAAATTGCTTATGGTGGTACAGAAGTGTATACACCAAGAACTCCAATCACATTCGGAATCTAATAAATGGCAGTAACAGGATTAAAAAGTTCAAAAGTTACGATGTATAAGATGGTGTCTTTGCCAACGACAGCATCTGGTACTAAAGATTCTGGAATGAAAGCATCTCAGTTGTCATACAAAGCATTTACAACTGGTTTGAATAGAATTGGAGCAACAATTAATTCTACAATTGTTATTAACAAACAAATTAGGGATGCATTAGTTGCTAATCTTAAACTTAAAGATAAAGAGTTTGAAGAAGAGAAGAAGAGATTTCAAAAAGAAAAGGAAGAAAAGAATAAAGTAGTCAAAAAAGGTGGTGGATTTCCTTCTTCTGGAGTTGGAAAAGTTGCTGAAAAAGTTGCAGGAGGATTTCTAGAAGGTCTTCTTGGATTAGGTGCAGCTTTAATGAGAGTGGTGATTACTCAATCTGTTTTGAGATGGATTGGCAATCCTGCTAATATGCAAAAACTTGTATCTATTGTACAAACAATTGTTAGTGTAGTTACATTTTTCTCTAGATTCCTGAGAGATAATATTGTTAAAATGTTTGATGGTCTTGCCACCATGTTGGATGGTAAGAAAAACATATTTGAAAAACTTGGTGGATTTGTTACATTTTTAACTGGTTTTGGTTCTATTCTTGGTGCCGCATTAATCATCAAAAAACCCATGATGGTTATTAATGGTGTTAAATGGGTATTGCAAACACTTTGGGATTCTCTTACCAAAACTAAAGGATCTTTAAATAAGAGAGTACGTAGTAGAGGTTCTCGTCTCCCTGGCGGGGGTGGCAGAGGAAGAGCAGCTGCAGCAGCTGCTACTATTGCCATTCCTCTGGTTGTCGGAGCCGTGATGGCGGGTGGTAAAAATGAATCTTCTTCCTCTTCTTCGCAACCACCCACACCTTCAACAGGATCTCAGGGACAACCATCACCTCCAGCAACTCCAGCAGCACCAAAAGCACCACCAGAGGGCGGTAGCAATAAAAAGGATAGCGGTGGGTTTAAGTTGCCATGGATGGCGCAAGGTGGAATAGCAACCAAACCAACAGAAGCATTACTAGGTGAAGCAGGACCAGAGTTAAGAATTCCAGATTTTAATTTAAATGTTCCTGGTGATAATGCTAAGAGAATGAGAGATGCTGGTATTAAACCACTTTCATCTCTTGGTGGAATGATGAAAGGTTCTGCTAACGGCGGAGGTCAAAGTTCCAAGCAAGCACAAAAATTATCGGATTTATTCATGGCACCATTTAGGGGTATTGGTGCTGGTATCCTTGCTAATGTTTCTAGTGTTGTTACTGGAATGGGCCCAGCAGGACAGTTACTGACTCCTATTCTTGGTAATATTATTGCTCCTGTTGCAAATAGTTTTGGAGTACCACCTTCATTAGTTAAAACTTTAAAAGGAAAATCTCCTTCTCCTAAACAGTTTTCTGGAAAGCAATTTACAGGAAATCAATTCGGTAAAGGTTCTAGTGAAAAACTATTTGGGAAAGGCAAATTAATTAATGAAAAAGATAAAAAATTTAAGAAGGTTGCAGATACGTCAGTTCTTGGTTTGTTGAGTAATATTCTTGCTGCTATTCAAGTTATTGGTAATAAAGCTGGTGGAGGTGGAGATACTTCAACTACAACTCCTCCGCCAACTGGTAGCACTCCACCACCTGCAGGAGGAGATAACCCACAAACGAGTTCTGGTGCTCAGAAGAGTGGATCTGGTGGTCCTACCAATACAGCATCAGATACTATTAAGAAAGCGGGTGGATTTAGAGAAGATGGTACATTAAAGGGTATCACAGGTACAACTAAAGATAAAGGTAGAGCTGGCAGAGAACACTCTCCTGGTGCAGGATTATTACCTGTAGAGGGGAGTAATAGAACACTTTGGTATAACGAATCTGGAGATGTTTTTAAATGGCAAAGACCAGGAGATCCTTTAACCGATATTACGTCATCATCATTAATTAGTCCGCAGGAACTTAAAGGAACTCTAGTTAGAGACTTAAAGGATGGAAAAGTTAAATTGTTATCAGGAATGTTTGGAGGCGATCAAACTCCTGTAGGATATTTTAGTTATGCTATGGGAGCAATTTTAAAGAAAAGGGGTAATTCTGGTCAAGGTAGATCTAAGACTGGTGCTACAAAAGATGAGTGGGAAAAACCTAAAGATGGATTATATGGTCCAACAATCAAACCAAAAGCATCAACACCTAGTAAAGCGATGGGCGGATGGATTTCTGGTCCCCAATCTGGTTATCCAGTTTCTCTTAGTGAAGGTGGTGGAACAGATTTTATTGGTCATGGAACTGAATGGGTTGGATTTAAGAAAGCAGCAGGAGGAGCTGCATTTGTAGTTCCTTTTGATACACCAGCAACTAAGAACAATCCAGGATTGACTGGATCTAGAATGCGCCAAGCAAAGCAAGGTGGATATGCACTTCCGAATTTTGCAAGTGGTGGAGCATTAGATAAAATACGTGAAAGTAAGAATGCAGCAAAGAAAAAAAGAGCAGCAGGCGGAGAAGTTATACCTAATGTAAAGAATTCATCTCACTGGTCAGCTGGTATTCCACTCGTATCAATTCGTTCTAAGAGTGGAAAAAGTGCTAAAGTTGCAAAAGCATTATCAAATAGATTTCAGGGATTTATTAATGATCTTGAAGCAACTGGATATAAGATTGATGAACTTGGCGGATTTAGAGGTGATGAAAAGAGAAACGTAGATGGTAAAGGATCTAAATTTGCACATACCTGGGGTGCTGCTATTGATATTAACTGGACTAGAAATCCAGCGTTTGTAGGAAAAACAAAGGGAGATTTCCCTGCTAATGTTGGTCAATTAGCAGCAAAACATGGATTGGGTTGGGGTAGTTTCTTTGATGATGCTATGCACTTCTCTGCCATGAAGAGAGAACGTGGTGCAGGAATTAATGGAATGGAAATTGATGCTGCATCTAAAACAGCTATGGGTGGAGAACCTGGAGCACTTGAATCTACAGATACATCACAAACCGCAAGTGCATCTGGATCTACTGATACTACAGAACCAGCAGACACACTCGAAAGTGTGTCTAAAAAATTAGCAGATGCGGTTTTTAGCCTAAATTCTTCATTAGGGTATGCCCCTCCTGCAAATTCTGTTGATAAAGCAACTGCTGATGCAGCTCAAGCAAAGGCAGATAAAGATAAAGCGGCAAAGGATGCATCAAGTAAAGCATCTGGAAAAGCAATTGAAGCAGCTGCCAAGGCATCTGCAGCAGCAGGTAAATCTACAAATGCTCCTTCTCCAACTAAACCAGTAGTATTGCCTGGACCATCAACTATTTTACCTGTTGAAATAGCATGGGCATCAACAACATCATTATATCAACCAAGAGTAACATTCACATAAAAAAATGAGTAGTAAGTATCAATTAAAATCTGCAAAATTATATGATCCCATTACTCAAAAATATGGGGCATCATTAGATGCTATGATATCGGAAATAAGTATTGTAGAAAGTATAGACTTTCCTGGTATTAGAGCAACAATTTCAGTCTCTGATTCCGTTAGTGGATATACTAAATTTGTTGGAAATGAATATATTGTATTGCAATTTACTCTTCCTGATTTGCAACAATCCAAAAGTTATTTTCTCAAAGTATATAGAGTTGGTCCAATTATTAGGCTTGAGAAAAGAGCAAAATATAATATTGAATGTATATCTCAAGAAGCATATCTTAATGAAAGTACAAATGTCTTTGGATCATTTAAAGAGAAAAAAGTTTCTGAAATTGTCAAACAATTACTTACTGATACTAAATTTGGTATAAAAGTAGAAGAATCAAAATTGAATCTTGAGAATATTGAAGAAACTAAAGATAAGTTTAAATGTGTAATTCCAAATATGAGAGTATTTGATGCTATTAATTGGTTAGCTGGAAAGGGAGTTAGGACAAAGAAGAAAGGAGATATTTATCAATCTGGATTCATTTTTTATGAAAATGATGATGGATTTCATTTTAAGTCATTTGATAAAATTATAGAAGATGCCCTAAACTTTAAAGAATATACATCCAAAAATAAATATAAAGTTGTTCATCCAGTTTATAGATACTATCCTAAAAAAATCACTAATGATTCTGTGGATGTTGGTGTAATTGAAAGTATTTCATATCCAGATGTTTTTAATCGCACTTTACCATTACGTAATGGATCTTATGCAGGTTTTTATGGAACTGTTGCCTTAGATGTAGTTTCAAATTCAAAAATATCTACTCCAAAGAATAAACAAGCTCCATTTAGCTCTACCCCATGGAGTCTTTTGGGTGGTAAAGGAATGAAAGCAATTTATGATGCTCAAAGTCATCTTGGAAATATTAACCCATTTAAAAAGGGGCAGGATGATCTAGCAAATATTCCTCGTAGAATGAGACTTAGAGGTAATATGATTCATGCTTGGGATAAGGCTGGCGATGAGAATATTAAATTGGATACTGGTGAAGTTCAACAAAGAACTGAGGATACAGCAATTTATAATTTTTGCAGAAAGTTTACTTTTGAAGCAGTTAAATTACAAATAAGAGTTGCTGGAAATTGTGCATTACATGTTGGAAATCCAATAACAGTAGAGATACCAAAAATGTTGGCAGATAAAGGAAAGGAAGAGATGGATGATGTATACACTGGAGTCTATATTATTGTTGGTGTTCGTCATAAAATTGGAGGTGACGTTATGCACACCGAATTGGTACTTGTGAAGGATTCTTTAGGTTCCGCAAAAGGTAAATAAATATTCATAACGTTCATTCGGATACTTTCGATGGAAAATATTGACAAACATATTGAATATGATAAAAAGATTCTAGATGACCCACAAACTTCTCCTCAGGCAAGAAGACATACTGAAGAGGAGTTGAAGGCATTAGAGTCCTATAAAGCAAATCACCCAGGAAAAGATCACGATCCATCAGCTCTAGAATTATATTGTGATTCCAATCCTGCTGCAGCAGAGTGCAAAAAGTACGACGTTTGACAACCTGAAATTTTTGTGTTATGATAACGGAGTTCTTGAGTTGCCTGCTTGGGCGATGGTCAAACAAAGATCAAGCATATAGTAACCCATCTCGATATGCCTGGATTCTGACTTCTTGGGAAGATGTCGGTGATGGCAAGTATCTCTCTAAACAGTGGTATCACTATGAAGGAGAGGAAAAACCATACCGAGAAAGACTTAATACATTATGTGAATCAGAGTCTGGAATTATTATACAAAATTGGGGACTAGATGGCACTCGGAACGACAAATGTGATATAATAGTCACGTTTGATTCTGGAAGATGGCTAGGTAAAAACATCGGACAGGACTGCATCGTTCGTGATGCAGTCCTACACTCTGAGTTTATCTTGTCACCAGGACAACTTTTATCCCGTGATGCGGGATATATAAATAACAAATTAATATGGGGTAGCAAAGACTACTATCATTTTGGGCGATTAACTCAGCGGTAGAGTGCCTCCTTTACACGGAGTAGGTCGGCGGTTCGAATCCGTCATCGCCCATCGATAGTAGCCTTTTTTAGTATGAGGTACTTGACTACTATCATTTAGAGC